TCCTTATAGTAACAATTGTACCACTCGCAACCCCTCGTGTGCTCCCCGTCACATCAAATAGATGTAGCAAATCTGTAATATTAGGGCAATCAGTGATATTATACACTCCATTTATCTGAGCGGGACCTCCTGATATGGTTTTTAAATTAACACAATTTGAACAATCGAACGATCCTTGTATATCAGATTGTACTTTGTCTTTTGTCAAAAAAGTCATGCTAGGACAAAAAGTACTCATAAAATCATAACAATGCTCCAATTGTTCAATTCCTGTCAACGACTGTAATGAATGACAGTGACTACATGTAAATGAGCCTTTTATAATTTTAGCAATTCCAGTTAGGCTCTTTAATCCTGAAGTTCCAGAAACCACATAATCTCCATGTACTTCGCTGGGGCCGTTTGTTAGATCGACCAAGTTATCACAATCGAAAATTTGAAACAATCCTTTTACAACTCCAAATTGGACTGGAATCTGTGTCATAGGATCACTAAAAATGTGAATGTCTGCATTAACATTCACAACCCCATTAACGATATTATAATTCTTAATATCATGTTTTTTGAGCCATGAATGTATTTCATTCACGGCATTAGTGTCAACCTCAATCAATCTCATGTTATGATCCTAAAAATGTAACCCCTGTTCGTATGTTGGTTTTATTTATCCAAGAATTATAATCTCGTTGAGTAGCCAACATTACAAACATTTGTTTCGGGTGGCTCTGAATTAATGGCAAGACTAATTTCAGGTTAGATTCATCTAATATGTCGGTATCTGTAATTAACAACACGTTATATCCTTGCGACAACAAAGATTGCATATCAGTTGTTTTAACAGCACCGAACGTAGTTCCTCCCATTTCCGCACTCTTGAATACATCTGTCATCGTAGAGTCATACATTACTTGTTTTTTATCAGATGTTACATTATCCATTTTTCTGGCTAGGTTTCTAGCAAAAATTCCTTTATATATTTCTACCCTACCTGAAAATTTAAGAATGTATACTTCCGATTTAGCAAATACTGGTTGTGATAATAATGCTTTTGCATTAGCATACACAACCTTAATAGCGGATGACATCGATCCTGACACATCTAACACAAACGCTAATTTTAGATCAACATAGGGCTGAGGTCGAACGGCTGGTTTAATAGCTCCTGCCCCCCTTTGAACCATGACATCGATTCCCGTTATGCCACTTCTGTGCTGTCTCGTGTATGTAGTTTCTTCTTTTCCTTTTCCAGCGGATTTAACAAACAAAGAGAGTAGATCCCTCCAATTATAGGTTGGTACATAATTTTGGTCAATTAATCCACCTTTGCCCACATTTTTTCCAGGACCAGCATTTTGATCAGGTTTACCTTTGGGATCAGAATCATCAGGTGGGGTTTTTGATTTTCCTGGTTTTTTCATTTCATCAGCTATTTTTTTCCCATGTTCATCAATATCGCCAGGTTTTTTATTATTGGTTTTGCCTGGATCAGATGATGCGCCTTGCTTTTGACCAGGGTTATGATCATCACTCTTTTGGTCCATTTTTTCTTTAACTTCATCTTGATCTTTTTTGGATAATTTGTCAAATTCTGATTTAACCAAATTATACATATCTATATAAGAGAATTGGCGGTCATAGTTAATATCATCATTAAATAATCCCATGGGAAGCTGTTCATACCCACTTTTAACTAACAGATAATTCGTTCGAAAATCTCCCACCCAATTTATGATAGTTGGGTTTGCGTCTGGAATAATGTGTTGATAATAAAAATCATCATTACTATAATGCATTAACTCATGCATTATTAAAAAATCAATATAAGCATATTCATCAGGAAAAGGACCACCGTTACATTGGTACTTTTTATTCTTTGGTTTAAGCCCCTTTATATGACTAAAATCCATCAGGCTTTGCATGAACGGAACATTAAAGTAAAAATTTCCACTTGGGGTTGCAGCTGCAGTTTTGATCTGATCAGCTATATTTGGATTTTCCTCATCCCCCGTTGACTTGGTGCTGCCAGGATCATTTGGATCATCCAATAATTCAAACACAGGATGAAACATAGGACGACGATCAACAAATCCTCTCAACGGCCAAAAATCACCATGTTCACCTTGAATTGCTTTAACCAAACGACCAAAAATAACAGAGCTAAATGCTGGAGCACCAGTGGGAATGTCAACATGCCGTCGCAAGTCATTGAACATGGTAAATGTTGCATCCTCAACGATGTTATTTAAAATCGTGCCGTATAAAATTGGAGCTAATTGTGCTTTAGGAGCAAACTGTTGAACTTCATCTTTAATATATTGCTCAATTTCAGCGATAGGCTTGCCTGATGCTTTGGACATCATTTCAATAGCTTTCACAATATGAGGATCTGTTAATTGAGTTGCTGAAAAATTAACAGATCCTTTTGCAGCTTTTAAATTATCAAATGCTTCAAGCACTTTTGGTGAGAACAATCTCATTTACCAAATCCTTGTATAATTTTATGAATAATTGGTCTAATCGGTGCCATCGCTCTCAATAACTTAGAGCTTACTTCTGGGGACACTTTACCTGATTGATTTGCTTGTGTACGAATTTTTGCTAATCCTTGGTTCAATGAAACCGCTACAGCATTGAGGCGATCATTGGAATACCCCCGTATGTGCAAGGTATAGAGAAGTGCTTTAATAAAGTTAGTGAATAACGAAGTTTTTGTGTCGCCCCAACTCAATTTGTCATCCTCTAATTGGATTTCAGGATGTGAATTATCTAAACAATATTTTGTGATGGTTTCATCATCCGTTGCTGCCCCCGATAATACATCCACTACCTCATCCATAAATTCTGCATTTGATAATGAATTGTTAGTGGTTGCTATTTTACTATCACGCACCATTGAGGTTAAATCTACCGTTCCATCGAGGTATTTGGATAATACTGATCCTAGCTTATCTATGATTTCAACTTTCTTGGATGTTAATCCTGCATATACAGAATCAGGTAATGATTGGACCCATTGCTCAAGGGTTTCTTTAAAATCCTTAATCGCATCCCCTACCCCTTCTCTATGAAACATCATCCCTAATCCTATCATCAATGATTTTGTCACTGATGCATCGACAGCCGTTCGTATAGCACTATCATCTTTAAGGGTTGGGTCACTCAACGCTTCATCAATAGCAGCGTGGCTTTCTCGTACTAATGCAGCAAACATATCTGAGTATTCACGAGGAGCGAAGTACTTTTCTCCAACTCCAGGAAGATTCAAATAAAACGCTTGTTGTTCTTTTTTGTGTTCTGTATCATCTCGTGATTTGAACTTTTCAACAAACGCATCAACTATGTTCATTGCTACCTGTTTAATATCAGCAGGAAACTTTGAAAACTTGCGACTCATTAAAAACTTCTTGGTAGATGTCCAACTACCATGGGCTGGGATAACATCAATAACATCTCTAAAGTGATCTGTCAAATCTGTTACATGAGTTCCAACCGGATTAATAGCAGCAACAACAATCGAATCATCAGGCAATTTTAATTCTTTTGTTTTACCAGTGGTTGAATCTACATCATCTTCATCGTCAGATGGACCAAAACTTTTTTCAAGAATTACTCGTCTGAGTGCGTTAAATGTTTTTTCATCAACGGTGTTAATTTCATCTAAAAAGATTAGGTATTTCCACCGTTGATTATCAAATTCCTTCATTTTTTGTTCAGCAGTTGATGGATCTTCATTTCGCAATTCGTCCATTTTTTGCTCACGTGCTTCTTCAATCTGTACCATAATTTGTTGATATAATTTTGGCATTGAAAAATTAACCGTGATCTTATCACCAGTGCGCTCTCCTGGAATTGGCATTCCTGTTGCATCATCGGAATTCAAATCACTGACAATAACATCTATCAACAATAAATCATTATCTGCTGCAACTTTTCCAAGGTGTGTAGTTTTTCCAATCCCTGGTGGGCCCGAAATAACTGGAATATGTTTGCGGCGGCCACCACTCTTCATGTATTGTTGGAGCATGTGGTCAAGAGATTCTCGCCAGTCATGTTCTTCTAATGTTGAGTCGTGAGGAACGTCTATATTTGATGTTTTTTGTATCAGTCGCTTGGTTGCTTCTAATACTTTTTTCATCAATTTTTCACTATAAGCAAGATGCTTATAGTGAATAAAATTATTTTTTACATTTGTGAGTAATGTGGTTGCTTCACGAGCATTCTTCACAGGAAGAGAGGTATTGATGTACAATAAGATTTGTTCCCACCGACGTGGAGATGTCCTCACCCCACTTGAAAAATCCTGATAACTAATATCATCATCAACCAACACTTTTTTAAATTCTTTGACCACCTCTGAATTCATCTTGACACGAGCATCAGCTTCGTAAGATGATATTAACCAATCAAACCACTCATCTTTGGTGGGAGTTTCATAATCCACAACAGCAAAGTGTTGATTTGTAGTTATTTCGTCCAGCCCCCCTTGGTCTGCCATATTTGACGCGTATATCAAATATGCTGTGGAGGGAAGTTTGTGCATTCCAATTTTACGATTAAGTAGTCCCCGTAAAATATTTCGAATTCGTAATGTGGTTTGGCGGTAAAATTCATCCAAGAATAATATTACTTTGTGATGTTGCCTTGCTTCCGCAATAGCCGGAGGAATCGTGTCAGCAGTTCCTCCCAATTGGTTAAATAATTGTTGAATATGAGCTGGTGCAGTGGCCATGTATTTGAGATATTGTTGATCAGGGACAGCATGCGCTGAAGTCAAGTGTGAAAATAATTTAGATTGGGCCAATACCAATTTATATTTTGGATTTTTCTTTACTGCTACTCCATCCGCACCAACAGGAGAGGTTTTTTCCATGTCCTGTTGGGTAGTATTAGTTACTGGATCAAAAATCACGAATGGGATATTGATCAAATGTTCTTCTGTGATGTGAGGGACTTCAATAATGATTGTTTGCATTCCTAACAACTGACCGAGCATTCCAATAAATGTGCTTTTTCCAATTCCTGGATCGCCCGTTAAAAGCATACTCCCCGATTGTTCATTGGAAGTGATTGCGTCCATGTGGCGTAACGTTGTTTTTACAAGTTGAAATATTTTACCATTGTTCATGTAGTTGTCCTATTTTTACAGATCTGCCATATCAGCAAGTCCAGCGTCAAACAATTCATTCTGAATCTCAAACGGATCTTTTGGATTATCTTTATCAAAAAATCCATTCATAATTTCGTCAGCAGGACCACCACTCTTAAATCCAGTCACCCCAGGAATCTCCAATACTCCCAAGATGTTGTGAGTAACAGGAGAATGGGTTACATCTACTATACCATTTAGTTTAGTGATCTTGTCAGCAATACCTTCGAGAGATGATATTCGTGTGTCTGTCATCACCAGATCACCATTAATTTCTTCACTAATTCCATCCATTGATGTGAGAGGGGTAAAACTTATGTCCACACCCCCTCCATGTACCCCGGTTCCTACTTTTGATGGGAAACCTTTTAATGATTTCAATTGTTGGCCAGTAATATCACACTCCCCTTCCACTTCATCAGGAAAGTTAACACAAGATTCAAGATGTCCAACGGCACAGATGAAATTTCCTTTAATAACACCAAATTTAACAGGAAACTCTGTCCAACGATGTGTACCAAAGTATACATCGCCATCAACATCAACAGTCAAATCTGGATTAATGGTAAAATTCTCCACGCCAACGTGGGTAAGCCATTTTGTTATTTTGGCTTTAATATCCCCGTTGCCAAGAGTCACATCGTGTGTCAATGGTGTTGATTTTTGAGGAGCTGGTGACACAGTTGATGGTGGAGCAGTTTTTGCCACAGGACCAGTAGATTGCTTTGCCGGTAAAGGAGGAGATACGGTGGCTGGTGTAGGTGTTGGTTTGGCCGTAGTGGGAGCCACTGGAGTAGGAGTAGTACCACCCGCTGTTGCTGGGCTGACCCCTGTCGGTGTAAATCCTGGCGCTGGGTTATTAATTGAGGTTGATTTGCACTTCCATTCGCCTTTATAATAATAATGATACCCAGCCATTGGATGTCCACAATTTGGGCATTGCTTTGCCGCACCCATTTCTACCAGATATTTGGCTAAATTTGTTATACTCACTTTATTATCCTTAATTTAATGAAATCATTCTGTTGAATAATTCTGGGTTTGTTTTTTTAATATTTTTTAAATATTTTGCGAATTTTTCATTACCAGGAATATTTAAATCGTATCCGTATACACTGATGTCTTCATCTTCTGTGTGAATATTTTGTTCTGTCATCAATGAAGGCTGGGGGATAGGAGGAGTACTCACGTTGCCCAAATCTAATATTTTCATATTGTGTTCCTTTCAGGTCTACTTTAAATTATATTTATGCTTCATAATGGAACCTCGAAGGATAAATACCTAACAGAAGCCCTATTTATAATTATACCATATATCTCCGTAAAGTTCAACACCCCTAATATACAAGGAACGCAATAGTGAAAATATTAACTATATTACACGAAGACCAATTTGACGAACCGCCCAAGACACAGGATCACTTGAGTGTTCTAATACACCAACGTAATCTATTAACAACAATGTTAGAACGCAATCGTATGAATCACACGATATCCAACATAATGGTCGGTAATCCCCTGGTCAAAAGAATAATCCCCAGTCGCACGCCTTATCAACTAAAACCCAATGAACTGGAGGTCTCAGGAGCTGTATGGAAACCCTTCGCTTATCGTGACTCCATATTTGTGTTTCCTGATACGTTGCCAGAACGTCAAAAGATATTATCTTTTTGGCGCAAGTTAGAACATGTTGTAAATCAACTAGCAAAAGTTAAACAACAAATATCTACTTTAGAACGGGCGCAGAGAAATCAACAGATTAAAGACTTGCAAAGTAATACAATATCTTCACCTGCACAAATCCCCTTGGCAGATATCCCACGTACAATATTCGTTCAAGAATTGAATAACACTAAACAATTGGTTAGGTGATTTTTCTCCCACCCAACCTTTACTATCTATTGCGAATAATCCAACACCATGAAAATATTAACCTTATTACACGAAGACCAATTTGACGAACCGAACCTTGATGCCACACATCAGTTATCACGTACGGACATATCACAACGACTTTTGTTACTGAGACGCAGAATATCCAATTTACACCATAAAATAAATGAATATACAGCTACAGTAACGGGGACTCCAAAATGGATTGAAAATTTTGATGTAGTTGAACTTCGGCTTAATGCTACTGGCCAATTTCCTGAAATGTCTGTGTTTGTGCCTGATGGTGACCAAGATCCACCATATAAGAAAAAGTTGATAAATCTCGTGAAAGAATACAACAGGTGCGCAGGACTAGTTACATATTACCGAAATCTGAAGAAAGAACAAGCGCCATTAACAGAAGGTGCGTTTGATGAACCAGAGCCTCCATCAGCAACCATTACTACACCAGAAGAATACGCACAATTAATACAGTTATATAAACGAACAAGCGCAATGATACAATACAATGCGAACCAAGGAACTGCAGCTCTAGTTAAATATAGCGGTCAGTGGTCGAGAGATGATGCAGTCAAAGTATCACAATGGGCGTTGCCCACTCCTGGAAGGCCGGCAATAACACTGTCTCAATTTTCAACAGTGATCACTAATCCTAAAGAAGCCCGCTTATTTGCAAAAATTTCCCACAATTGCGTACGATTGTATCAGCAACTTAAAGATTTACAATCAGAGATACAAAAAACTGAAAAAATAGTTCAACAGAATGACCTCAAACTTCAGCAACAAAATATACCAAATATCCAAATCCCTGAATCTGATATTCCTGAGGACATTGATTGTGTACGACCAAACGGTACTAGGTATACATACTGCTCAAACCCAATATTTCCAGGACAACCATCATATGCTGGGCCAATTAGTCATTTCATGTCGCAGCCCAATATTGGGGATACGTTGTCTTGGTATAATAAAATAAGTATAATATTAAGATTTTATAATGTGTCTCCTCTTGAAACCGTCTATGCTAGTATTATAAATGGTCATGTTAGTTTAGTAGCTACGAATTATAATAATACGATTGTCTGGCAATATGAGGGAGTTGGACGCACCAAAGCTAATTCCATTTTTCTTGGGAATGGGTTTCAATCTGTAGCCGGGTTGATTACAACTTTTTCAAAACGATACGTCCGACACGACACCAGCGTTTCGCAACTTGAGCAAACTTTCAAGATGTTACGATAATACTATGAAAATTCAATCATTATTAGCCGAAGATAAATTTGATGAGCCTGGTGAAGAAAATTGGGGGTGGGAACATTTACCACCTCTAACGTATAAATTAGAGATGGCTAAACAAAAACTTGACCAATTATGCAAACAATACAATATTGAAATGGAATTTTACGATCGTAAAAAACTAAAAGATCCAAACATTACAATGTTGTATGATGTAGAAGAACTACAAGTTGGTTATTTGTTATACGGGAGTCTATCACCGCAACAAATTAGCTAACAACATTAGGCAGCTATCTATAAAGTATGATATAGAACTCATGTTTCCTCATGAAAAAGAAGGACACGATGTTGTTTTATATATTCACCCCAACGGAAACATATATGTTATAAGAAATGGGAGAGTTCGATACGATCAACAATCAATTAATGAGATTGCTGCGCTTCTTAAACGACAAATGACAAGATATTTAATGATAAAACAACGCATAGATGATTTGCGCAAGATATATTCTATTAAATAAGAACGTCAACGATAGATAGAATTAAATTAATCCTCTCCACATGATGATAAATGAGTATCATCCACATTATTGTTGTGGCTTGGGATCTTTCGCTGGTGGATTTCTTACATGAAGAAGCAATAGATTTTGTTCAGCTTCGGCTACTCTTTTCTCTATCACGATTACTTGATTACGCACAGCAAGAAAATCATCTTTAGTAGACGATAGTAGATATCCACCAATGGCCTGAATAACGAGCAATAACACACTAGCTGACGCCCATGCCCCCAACCCACGATTCAACCAAGTATTCAATTTAGTTTCAACAACACGAACTGTTGCCACAACATTTTCATGCTTAGCAGCATTTGCTTCTGATGCTTTAGTTAATTTATCATCGATTTCTTTGATCAACGTCGACACTACAGCATGGGCTTCATGTTCTTGCTTATCCATCCGCTCGTGAACACGAACTGTAGTCTTTGTGTACGTATCAATACTATCACGCAACGATGTGCGTAGATCTATGATGTCATTTGTGTTACGATTTTCACGTTCTTGGAGTTGGGCGACAGTTTGCAATAACTCAACCATTTGCTCGAGTTTATTGCCTATCCGTGTAAATTGGGCTTCCATCTTGGACTCCAGTTTAGTTTCAACCGTGTCAATTTTTCCAAGAATGAATTGGTGTTCTTCGTCCATTGCCATAAATATTTCATCCAATGTTAGTGGTTGAAGTATTTATGGCCTATGGTTGTTATTTTACTAAAGTATATAACTCACTTCTATAATTAGCTTGTTGTTAAAATGGTCTTAACTAACTCTGACGCCATTTTTCCATCGTATAATCCATCGTATTGTTCCTTTAGTGTCTTCATGATCATCCCCGTGCTTTTGATGCCAGTTAATCCATGCTTACTCATGATGCCCAAGATCGCTCCTGTTAATTCTTCCTCCGTAAGCTGAGGCGGGAGAAACGATTTCAACAATGTCTCTTCAATATCTAGTTTATTCAACCAATTAATATCATGACGTTCATTAGCGATAGTCTGGCATTCATTGGTTGTTTTAATAAACTTTTTAACAACAGCAATAACTTCATTGTCCGTGGTTTCGTGAGGAATATTGGCATTTTTTCCTGCCATTGTAGCTTCACTATATAACGTAGTTAACAAGTTAATAACCACGTCTCCTTCTTTTGATTTTCTTGCTTGTATTTGGCGTTGTTTAATTTGATTAATGAGCATCATAGCACTTTTTCCTTTCTTGTTCGTTCAGTTCGTCTTGTTCTTTCACGCTTTGAAGTTGTTTGCGAATATACCGCATGAATATTATTGCTTTATCCCTTGCTAAAAAGATACCAGTGCCAGTATCAGCAATAGGTACGGGAAAACTAAACCCAGAATCTGTAACATACCAAAGTTCCCCCTGACGATAAAATTGAAAATTGACTTGTTGGTTATTATTGACCATTTCTTTTAATGTACTCACAGCACATTTCTCCTCTTTGTGTCAAAACGGCAGGGATTGAACCTGCACACAAACGATTGTTTGCTGGTTAACGACCTATTCATTAACCACCCATTAGTTTCCATTTCTGGGCACATTTTGATTATTAAACCTAATAAATAATATCATACCTCACTTTTTGATAATCTTACAACAATGATATTACATGAACTAACTGGCATTAAACACCTATACCATACCACCAAGTATGATATCTTTAAGATGCTTCACGACCACGGAATTGAAATAGTAGGAAGTGGCCAATATGGGGAAGTACTATCACACCCATCGTGGGATTATGTTATTAAAATTTTCAGCGATGACTATTACCTGTCTTTTGTTCATTTTGCTATTACACATCCGAATAAACACTATCCGAAAATGCTGCGTAAACCGCTTAATATGCATGCCTTTTACCGACGGGGTAAATCTGATCTCAAAAAGTTCTGGGTTGTTAAAATTGAAAAATTATATCCGATAACGAACAAACGGTTGTTAAACTTTTTAGTACAACACTTGGAACGTGGCGCTTGCGATGTTGTTAATCCATCATCAAACAAATATGTTAATAAATGGTATAAACTAGAGGGCCCTAACGGAGAAACATATACGGGAGATGTGTGGCCCCAAGTGTTTACTGATTATCCCTGGTTTGAGTCTCTATGTAAGGCATACGCTGCCACGTGGGATACAGTTGATGGTTCCCCTGACATCCACCCAAAGAATCTTATGCAACGAAAAAATGGAGATATTGTTATTATTGACCCGGTGTGGGAGGGAGAGACTCCTTATCAAGCATATGATAAATGGATAAAATCTGAAATGGATTTTGATCATGACGAACCAGATGTTAGTGGGCCGGCATACCTAAACAAAGTTCATAAATTAAGACAATTAGTCAGTAACTCAATCGCAGTGTTTGATGATGATATTCCGTTTTAATGGACCCTCCCACCAACTACGTTCATTAATCGTGTGGTCAATGCTTCTGAATACGCGCGATGCAATGTGTCATAATCATTGTTGCCAATCCCGATACGTTTAATAATTGGAACCATCAACGGATATAACTGCCTCCAATTACTAAACCTCGGATCAGTAAAAAAATCCACAACATCCGCAACCTGCATATCCTGCAACTCTTCAAGTTGCAGGAAGTCAAAGTGGTCAATATTAATCATTTGACAGTATGAACCTCAATACATTGGAAGTGGGGATAGTTATTTCTTCCTTCGGGGGTGATTATTTGACTAACTCTTGCACATTCCGCTCGAGATATTAAATTTGGAATAGTAAAAGATGTTGCAGCTTGAACACCATACATAAAAACAACAATTAAAGTCCATGATGTTACCATCATATGTATCCTTTTGAAAATTCACTCGATGAATGGCGGATAGTTGGAAGAATCGAACTCCTGGCGTATCAGCTACGCTCCACTTGTTTTCGAGACAAGGCCAATCTTTCCCGATTGGATAACTATCCAAATCTTGTTATTTAAGATTTATAAGCAGTTCCAACATTATCCCAATATAGAACTTGTGTTCCTTTAATCAACTTGCGATTAACGGATGTTGATTGAATAAAAATATCATATGTTCCATGATTACCCGGGACAACTTTTACAGTGCCATGATATGGCAATCCAAGCATGTTTCGCGCTTGAACCCCACTAAACACCGTACCTGTTTTCTTATTGCGGATGCAAATTTGTTTATGATCTTGAACTTCATCTTCTTTCTTCATCAGAAGATAAAAGGCAGCACCTTTCTTCATTGATTGACCATTTAACCGTGCTTCACAGAATGCACGAATTTGAACTCCATCATCTGCTTCATTCACATCCCAAATAACAACATCTTTAGAGATGTTCACGAGATTTGCCGTGACTTTTTGAGCAGATACTCCAGTTAAATCTGTTGTGTAGAATGAAGTAGTTGATTTTTTGCCAGTTTTCAAATCAGCGTAAAACTTCTTCATTGCTTGACCCGTTATCTCAGTCGACTCTCGAACGCCAACCTCTGTTTGAGCCCACTCGTGAATGTTGCCTTCAGGAATACCAAAACGCATGAGTTCTCGTTTGTACCCAAAAGGTACACGAAAAATAAACGTCCACCGGTCTGTTGCCTGAAGCTCTCGAATCTTGCTTTTCAACCCGATTAGGGAGGTTTGGGATGCATTGTCTTTACCATCGGTAATTGCCATAACAACAAACGCCACCTCGGGGTCATTAGCATCAGGAGATTTTTCCAGTTGTTCGATTAATCGAACAACACTGTCAAATAATGGAGTAGTATGTCCATCGGTTACATAACTTGATATTGGGATTGGTTTGAGGGCTACAACATTGGAGTTTGTGACAAGTGGCACAATGTCGCCGTATACTCCAACACCACACATGACAACATTGATGATAGTGTCAATTCCCTCTTCTATGGTACTTGTTTTAATGTCGTCAATTAGTGAATTGTAATCTTTTACTGCTGGTACTCTCAAAGAGCGCATTGATGCACTAACGTCTAAACTAATTCCATGATATGTCTTCATTTTTCTCTTCCTTCACGTCTAAATTTGTATAAGTTAACGACGATCCTATCGCCACGTATTGGATATCTCAATACCTTCCAATGCAGGTATTTATGCGGAAAAATCTATGAGGAGAGCATCGGAATCGAACCGAAAGCCTGATATTATCAAGCTCGTACTGCTTTCCAGGCGTACCCAATCCCAGAACGGTTTACTCTCCTTTGTTGTGGAACTCCCACAATGCTGCAAATATCTTATCGACATTACATGCATAAAATCCCGAAGAATTAATGCAATTGAATTCAATTATCTTCACCGTATCACCTACTAATGCCACATCCATGACACAACAACTATCAGGTAACCAACCATTTGCCAACTCCTGCGCTTCATCTATTACGGTTTGATCCAATTCTTCAATACTACGAAGTTGATTGTGAATCCTATATATCGACCCTGTTACAATTTTTCCACCAACAATGAACCAACGCCACTCACAATCAATTTCTTGAGGTGGACACACAACAACTTCAGTAGACGCATCCAATCGATACGAGCCCGACGAAGCACATGCTACCATATCCGTTAACGCATCTTTCCATTCAATGGCCGTATTCACCGCCCCACTAAAATGTTTCAAATCCTGAGATGGTCTAGCGAACCAAAAAGACTCTTTGGGTTGATGTGACAAAAACTCAATGGCTTCAGTCACAACCATCACATTCTGGTTAAGCATGTCAGTACGATTAGATAAAGCGGCGGCATAATTAAATTGATCCAAATCAAAGTGAAGTCCTTTGAGTTGCTTCATACACGCTATATTCGTAAACAACGTTGATCCATACGGAATGTAATCTGTTCCAACTAATTCAGTATTTGTGTGTATCTCATATGAGAACGGGATAACCTCCACAAATTCGTGAGGATACGTCCGGACTGCGTTAATAATTGGTCGCAGTCCGGACTCTTGCAACATATTGTCTTGGATTAAAAACTTCATTCGTTAACTCCAATCCCAGAGACATGACCTGGGGTTTGCTTCTGTTAGTGGTTCATATTCGCCATTGCTTTGAATCCACCTGTAAATTTCTTGTTTGTTAATAGAACGGTTTTCTACCATTCTGCTATGACGGTAATAACGAGCTGGGCTCCAGCTGTTGCGATGGTTATCTCCATGAATACTCCAATATCGATTAAAGTATTCTTCCCTGGTTGGTGCACGATATCGTTCTTCTTCGGGAATAGGCCATTTACGGTCTTTTTTTGCCATTACTGCCCAATAATACTCCTGAATTGTGTAATACCCAGCAATTTTCCCACCAGGGCGGTGACTTATTGTGTGTTCATATCCTTTTCTACGAAATGTTCTGCTCATATTGCTCTCCTCTAAGTTAAATTAACTTAGAGTGAGCATGTTACCTCTGACATTTTAATCATCTCTCATTTCCTTTTTTGTATTAATATCAATTAAAAAATTCAACATTGGTTGAATTGATGGGGAGAGGGGCATCTTCATCTTCCCATTTAACCAATAAAATTGTTTCTTTTACTGAATTTTGAGTAAATCCAACAACGTGTCCATATCTTTCCACAGGAACACGAACCGATGTTGATGACCATTGAGGTTTGGTCAATTGAGAATATCTAACTACTGACCCAATAATGACATCACAAATTGGTACGTATCTTTTGCCAACTGAATCACTTGAAAAAAATTCCAGTGGTTTCATTTTGAAATTCTCCTTGTGTACCCTCGGTGGGATTCGAACCCACACATTACAACGTTCTCAACGTTGCTCCTCTACCAATTGGGATACGAGGGCAAATTACATTTTGTACCCCCTCCCGGATTCGAACCGGGAACACACAGGGCTTAAACCTGTTGACTCTACCAAGATTGGCCTAAGGGGGCGGGGAAACAGATTTCCACGTATACATGATGGAAAAGAATTGTACACCTTTACTGTCTATCCCAATATTAGTATGGAACCATACTCTAAATTTGAGATAGAATAAAGAAATATTCATATTGGTACCTTTTGCTAGCAACTCAATATGAATATTTTACTTGTATTTTATGTTTTTGACAACTACCGAATGTTACCGTTCATACCTGAGTTCATTATCAGCCCACACATCGTTGGTCTTAGGTAAATATGCTGATAGTCCATTTGGATTCGGGAATGAATTATTTACAAACATTCCCAATTGCATAATATCACGTTGCTGTTGTGGACCAATGTGGACTCTGTACATACGTTCCAATGTTCTATCATTTAGCATCGTTGCAGCCAATGACTCAAATTTTTGGCCACCAGTTCTATTATACGACTTAATATCCGCATCATATGCATCAATTAGGTCTCTGGCGAATTTATTACCAAGAATTTTAACTAACCGAGTAAATGCTTCGTGGTTATGTAGGTCTACGATAGTTCGTTTTAATTGGGCAACTTCTAATATTAACTTTATTTGCGCAAGTTTCATTAGATTTCCCCTGTTCCGCCTCTCAGTGGACGACCACCCGTGATGTCATCTCCAACATCTTGATCTGAACCATCGTCACACGATGACATACTTTCCTGGATAAATTCACACAAATCTGCAAGAAGATCACAACCTTCCTCAGAATCGAACAATGGTTGTAAATCTTGTTTAACGCGCTCGATTATTTGCGAAAAATCTTCTGAGCCAGTACCCTCATCGCCCACGTTTGGACTACCTGCCTCAAAATCTTGATCGCCCACACTGTTGATTTGGGAATCAGGATCCATCCCAGCTAATTCCATAAGGTGTCTAATATCCATCTGTCTTCTCCATAGTAAACAACTATTTATGGAAATAACAAAAAATAATTAAAATTATGTCATACTGCTTCAGTTGTCACTAGTTTATTCAATGCCGCATTTTCATGAAATCGGGTCCTGGAGTTTAAATATTTTTTGGCACCACGCACATCTTTCGCAATGCCACGTTTAGCATTAGTATGTTCACTACTCGTGACTGAAGCTGATATTGTTTTACCAGACAACGGTAATTGACGAACTTCTCCAAATACAATATATTCATTAAACACCGCCCTTGAATCTCTCGTGTCCTTAAATCCTCGTTGGTGGTTAGTTTTCATTGTGGTATTTTTATAAATGTTAGTTTCAAATTTCTGTTCAGCACCCCGGCAGGGAATCGAACCCCGACCCTAAGTTTTGGAGACTTGTGTGATACCATTTCACCACCAAGGCGTATTTTATTTTTTGGGCTTACCAGGTGTCAAAAATGACACATCACCGGCCCTCCACCGCGCGATTCGTTCATCGCGTTTAGCTCTACGAGCTACATCTGCAGCATGGCTGCGTAGCTGCCATTGGTCAATTATGTCGGTGGCTGGGGTGTTTTTAGCTGCTCCACTATCGATATTGAATTCTTGTACGGTACACTTACCGTACGTGTGCTTAGCTCTTTCATATCCCATCGCGTTAAAATGACACGATAAGCCTGAACGTGTTGTCCAAACTTTACCACGCTTTGTCCAAAGCGGAGATACCCCACCGGTTGAAAACAGCCCTTCAGGATTTTGAATTTTTAAGATGATATTGTCCATAAACACACTCGTTTTTTGTTTAAATGTCGTGATGGCGGGAATCAAACCCACTTTAGGCTCCGTATGAAGGAGGTACATTATCATAATGCTACATCACGGGATGGAGGAGAGTATGGGATTCGAACCCATGGAGCGCCTTTCAACGCCCGACTGTTTTCAAGACAGTTCCGTTAATCCAACTCCGGCAACTCTCCAATTAAATTACTGTGTTGTTTCCACTGTAGCTTTAAACACCATTTCTTTGGACTTGAAATAATGTCCACATAAAGCTATTACTGTATTTTGAACCAGGCTATCTGGATCAAAATCTGTTGTTGTGCCTTGCGCAGTAGCAGCACGAATCGCATATCTGGCGGCTGCTACCACATAACTTCGTAATTCATGCGTTAAAATAGGTGGTGGGCAATCAGCAACGCAATCCCTGTTATCGTCCCATTTGTCACACCGTGGGGCATATAACCAATGGTCTTCTGGTAATGGAAGGCTTCCTGTAAAAAATGAACTACCATCAGGCAGTACTGGAAACTTATCTTCATTACGAGGAGAAATATTTTCGTTCATACCCATTCTTTCATATAAATTAAAATGCTGAGGTAAGAGTCATACATGCGCTTTTTTTAAACCGCTGTCTTGCCACTCGACCACACGACATATATTGTCGCAGGAGGATTCGAACCTACCGTCCGCGGTGCCTTTGAAGTAAGCATATATTACGCAACAGCAAAGAGAGAGCAGTGAGAATCGAACTCACTTAAATAGGGTTGCAGCCTATCGCCTCACCATTCGGCCATACTCTCATTCATTTCAATCAGCAACAGAATACTCTCGTTTGTATTCCATCGCGATTGCGTACCCATCCCAATTATCAACGCCACATTCAATCAACGAATCTAACATTGCTTGGTCGTCTAACAATTTAAAATATTCTGCTTTTGTGATTGTAATCAATTCATCGCCCATAATATCTCTCCACTATTAATATTAAGTACCCACGGTGAGATTCGAACTCACACATAAACAGGGTTTGAACCTGCCGACTCTGCCAGTTGGCCTACGTGGGCAAAATTAATGCTTGATTCAATTTAGAAGATGTTACTAACTTGCCTTGAATCTGTTGAACATCATCCCTAACTGCTCTTGCTAATCTATGTGCACCATCAACTACCACATATTCATTATCATCCTTGACTACTAAAATAGGCACGCTTACGTCAGCAGTGTCAACTCGAGAAGGTGTTATTTTAGTATATTGAAGTACCCAAGATAACGCTGGTACTGGAAAGAGAATACATGGAGCATCCTTAGTCAAAGATAACAACGTGTTTAAATGATATTCCTTTCCATTATGTGTGAAAGTACTATCATTTTCTTCCTGGTATAACTCGTTAAGCAACATACAAACCCCTTATCAGTGGTTCAATACTATCTTCGTCCCCTCCCCCGGATTCGAACCGGGAACAAATACGCTCTAAACGTACTGACTCTGCCAATTGGCCCAGGAGGGGATAACTCTTACGCATCAAATTGATTTACTGAATAACTAATCTCAGGATCAGTCAGTACCATTTCCCACATTTGTACATATGCGTTGAATATCTGCTGTTCAAAAACATTTTTTTTGTTCCAAATCCAACCATGTAGCATTTTCAATTTTACATCCAAATCAGGGCTTAGCGGAGGTGCTAGCAAGGATCCAATAACCACTAATTCCTCAAATTTATCACGCCCCATCATTTTGTTATAATTTGCGTAAATTTTCAAACTATCATGATAAGTCTTATTACAAATAAAATACATAATCACTTGATTATACACTTCTTCCATAAGATTTACTTCAGGGGTCGAAAACTGGCGATTGTACGTACCATCTGGTACATGACGCCAAAGAAACTTACACATAACATGTGACATAGAATGCATGTAATATGCAACCAAATCAGCACTTGTTTGGATTTGATTTGGGAACATTCCGTACGGAATTTTCACACTCATCAAATCATCATTTTTGATATGTTCATCTTGATCATGGTACACTTCCAAAGTCCAATTGTTCACCCCAGAAAGGAAGAAATTTCTCAGTGAATGAGGTACATTGTCAGCAATAGCTAGATCAACAGCTGCTTGCAGACCAGGTAAAAGGGATGCAATATACTTATTGGCCGCTTTAATCGTTGCATTATTCATAACATCTCCGTATTAATAATCTCAAGTGGGTAGCCAGAGATTCGAACTCCGTATGCCAGAGGCGGCGCGTTTACAGCGCGCTGCGGTCACCAATGCCGCACGCTACCCTTGTTGTTCTTACAACAATCCTACCCAATAAGCAACACCGAGTAAGATAATAACGATTGCAATAATGTATGCCCAAGTGCAATCAATTTCATTTTCCTGAGTTGCGTTGAAGAACGCTTGGCCAGGATGGCCATTAAATGATTTCCGTGGAACACGCAAATTAGCCGGATTATAAGTTTTACCTTTCCAATTATTCATGCCACTTAATTCCCATGTCAGTTAGCACATCACGGGCCAGATTAATTCTACCATCTGATTTCCCAAAAATATAAGCATCATCAACATTTCCACCAACAAAATCATAAATTACAGCATCAACATTTTGATCATAGATCGTATCTCGTCTTGCTAGTTTAATTAGCTTTTCCACCGTATCGTGATCCGTAATCGCCATTATTATCTCCTCACAAAATGTTGATGTGCTGGTTGGATTCTTTAGGATTGCAGCCCCAATCACCAACTTGTGGACACGGCCTCTGAAGCCAGACAATGATAAGCGTCGCCCATATCAAAGCTATCCACCACTCCTGCGCGACCTCGGCCTGAGTGCCTGTTCATTACCAGGATGCAGCAAAAACTGTTCAACTTTTTCTTGAAACTCTTTCTCATACAGTAATAAGATTATACTATACTATTATGAGAAAGTCAACATATTTTTAAATCTGCGGAGCATACGGGATTCGAACCCGTGTTCTTCTACGTGACAGGCAGAGATGTTAGGCCACTACACCAATACTCCATTATTATTTTTTGTGCCGACAATTGGTATCGAGCCAACCTCTAGAGTTTTTCAGACTCTCGCTAATCCATCTCAGCTATCTCGGCATTTGTATTCAGCTGTATTATTCCTCCATGTAATTTTCGATGGCAATTTGAACACAATGGTATACACTTATTTGCTTCCTTGATCACACGACTAAGGGTATATCCTCGTTGTATCATTTGAGAAATATTCATTTCTTTATCGTTTGGATTCGTATGATGAAAATCAATACAACACGGTTCGTTTTCTCCACATAGAACACACACAAACTGCGTTTTCCAGATTTTAATACACTGTTTATTCACTTCGGCTCGATCACGAACCTTTGATATAATAGAGTGTTTAATTCGCTGGTAGCGCAATTTCTCTCGATGACGGCGATGGACATTACAATACGCTTGTCGAATTCCTTTCGATACATTTTTAAAGCAAAATTCTACAATTGGTCTATTACATCCACAATCAGAACAAAACTTTTCTTCCATCCCCACCTCCTTTAGGTATTTATACGAAACTTTATTGGATTTCGTATAATCCGTACCCCATGTGCGAGTTGAACGCACTCATGATGATTCGTAGTCATCAGTCTGAATCCCTCAGATGGGATAATCCTTTGGAACCGGCTCCGTGACTAGCGGAGAGTCTAACCAACCGTCGCAGGGTCGGGACCTAATCCCTAGGCAAGGATAATTATTACTATTTCATATTATCAAATTCGTCTTGTTTAAGCCAAGGAAAATTATTAACAAAAAGTTCTGGGCGAGTTAATACAAACCACCACAATCGCACGTGATTAATACGGTTGCTCTCATCCATTGGCAATGGTTTATTACGAACAAGATGAATAAGTGTTAAAATTCCAATTCCAGTGGCAAAAATACCAGCGACCAATAATACACAAACGAACACTATTAACAACCCAATTATCCAATCCATATGATCCTCCTGTGTTTATAAACTAGGTGAAACGATTACCACCTCTCGTTTACTTATAAGTTAGTTTTATATTTGTTCAACTGATTCGTCAATTGAACGATTTGTTTTTGTATGAACTCAGGATCAGCCCCAGGTGGCAATTGTGAGAGATCAAATCTCAATTGAGATATTCGACTTTGTAACTTACTTACCTCTGGTGGTGGAGAAAATGCTCTGGTTGGAGCCACAACAAACACCTGTTCTACATTTGGAATAAATCCTTTTGTTATAACAGCGACAAGTTCATCATCTGTTAATATCAACGCTGATAATTTTCCTGCTTGAGTGGGACCTCGTAATGTAATTTTATCCCACATGTCAGGATATTCTTCTTGAATACGACCAATTTCATCATCTACATATTCCTGATCTTCTTCGTCAACTATCGAATCAATTGTATATTGTATCAATTTTTGTTTTGCTTCGGCCAGCGTTCTACTGGGTCCAATTACTGAAACCCGTTCATTGGTTGATAAAACAAAAATCGAAAGCCACACCCCAGGTTTTTTTGTGGGCATATTGTGATCAAGTTCTTGTTCTGGCCAAGCAGATGAAGCATTTATTGCTGTAGATAGCGCATCTATATTACCTGATTGCTGTTTATTTACCAATTTGATTACGTTTGATTCTAGTAATTGATGAACTTTCATACATGATTCTCCTTTGAGTGTCAACTTATTTATATGTTCAATGTTTTTTGCTAGGGATGAAGGAATCGAACCTTCTTACCTACTTTCAAAGAGTAGTATCTTGAACCATTAGATTAATCCCCAATTAAATATTCTGTCTCCGTGACACGATTCGAACGTGCAACCTCCTCGCTCCTAACGAGGCCATCTAACCAGATTGATATTACACAGAGATATTTTAAATGTACATTGTCAGGATGAGAGGACTTGAACCTCCAGCCTCCTCGTTCCAAACAAGGCCGTCTACCAGATTGACATTACACCCTGACAATATACACTTTTTTTGTTGTTGGCACCCTTGGAGAGATTCGAACTGATCCGCCAAGTTTCGCATAAATATACATATTACACAATGGAAATTTATATGAAATGCGCTTATTGTACTACTGATACAACTAATCCAAAATTTTGTTCAAAATCTTGTTCTGCAAAATTTAACAACCAACGTCGCTCCGCTAGAACACAAGAATCACGAACCAGATCATCAATCGCTGCAAAAAAGAGAGCAGTATATGGTACACCACCTCTTCATCCTAGGTATTGCGGCATTCGGTATCATCCTTGTACCTATTGCGGAAAGGTATTTTCTAATCCTAAACGAGAAACATGTTCGGTACAGTGCAGAGATTCCATTCGTTCAAAAAACGGAACATTAAAGAGACGTGTATCATATAACGACAACATTTTTCAATCCACCTGGGAAATTAGGGTAGCAAAAACTCTCGATGCTTTGAGTATTGTTTGGCGACAACCAACAAAAAGAATACGATGGTTTGATATCACATTATCAAAATTTAGAACGTATCTTCCTGATTTTTATTTACCTGATTTTAATCTTTTTATTGATGTAAAAAATCCGTTCAAACAGGAGCAGGACGCTGATAAAATCTCCCAACTAAAGAAAATAATTCCTTTGCTTGTGAGCGATATTACAAATATTCAATTAGAACTGGCCCGGATGGCAGGAGTCGAACCCGCATGTGTCCATTAGCTTTCTCTACGTTCGAAGCGTAGCGGCATACATCCGGAAGAATGTTTTCCTATAGAATTTGACATGATATCCTCATATTTTGGCACACCATACCGGACTCCAACCGGTTAAGACCTGTTTGAAGGACAGGGTACTCGAGCCTTTGTATTATGGTGTATAATCTTTTATGCTACATCTATACCCTCTATCAGAATTGAACTTCTAGCCCGTTTCCAACGGAGAAGGTAAGAATTTGGTACTCCCGACGGGACTCTAACCCGCGTTCTCACCTTGAAAGGGTGGCGACCTGGACGCTAGTCGACAGGAGTGTGATGTATAATTACGAGGAAGGCATAGGATTCGAACCTAAACCTATTACTAGATCGATCTGTTTAGCAAACAGTCCTTGAACCGATTCAAGATTACCTTCCGTTAGTGAATCAATTATTTCTTTTTTCCACACTAATAACACATGAGGAAAATATTTCCATTTACATTCATCCAACAATGTTTCATATCCCTTTATTTCAACATAAACATTCCAATTTATTATGAAAAAATCAGGCGTATATGTTCTGTTCCGTCCCATGTGGTCTACATATGGGAACCGAACAACATTTCTGCACCAAGTTAAATTAACACTATCAAACCACTTAGCACACCGTAATTCCCATGTGCCATCTAATGTTATAGACCCAGCAATAGGACTTGCATAATTAATCTTTTTGCAACGACCTGCTGTAGGCTTCCATCCCAAATCATACCGTTTATTAATTGATTGTCTTAATTTTTCTTTTGATTCGGGGGTGTGTACATATGGAATATGAATTAACTGACCAGTGCTATATTTTTGTTTAATAGCATCTGCTTTTATTTTCAATCGTTCATCTGTGTTTTTTGTCTTGCCAGCACTCCACGAGGGTTTCCCACGATTAGCATTGTGTGCTTTTTGTAACATTGACCCCTCATATGGTATAGTTTTCTTTTTATTTGAATCCATTTTCCGTTTCCACGGACACTTGTTTACACTTGTGGCACAACACTTTTTCCCATTTTTAAAAATGACAATGGCAGGTAATCCACACCCATAATCACACAACATATCTATCTCCTAAATTTTTAAGTATATTGCCACACAGCCCACTCTCCATGATTAATTCAGGGGGTATGACCAGACTTGAACTGGCTATCCTTTGAAGGCAGTGTTTCACAGACACCGGGCTCGACCGCTTTGCTCTTCATACCCCATTGAATGGATTAACCGTCTTAATCCAAACCACTTTTACTCACTTTGGTTCTACCTCCGCTTTTATCCTGGCTGCCGCCCAACCCAGTTTATTTTTGTGTGTCTGGAGATCGCGTTTCATTTCACACATTGTTACAATTTTACAACCACAAAAACAAAAAGGGCGAATCTTTTGAATTCGCCCCTTTGTTGATCGGTTCTGGTTAGTGTTTGTTTACACTACAGATCCTCCACAAGGGGCGGTTGTTGGCTGTTCAAAGGAACTATCATAGAGACGGCATGAACGAGCCACTGGCATATCAAGCCACAAATGGCTGAGTGATAAACTGGGTTGTCCAAATTGATGTCGCATGATTTTTCCTTTAATTTACTTTGTTTTCAATTGTTGAAATAAGTATAATGTTATTTATGATAGATGTCAACAAAAATACCTAAAAAATTCAAAAATATTTTATTCCGCCCCTTCTTCGCCTTTAATAAACGCTAAGATTTCTTGCAACTGTGTTTCAACATGAGCCAAATCTCCTGGATGTGCCCATCCTTTACCACTTCTAGAAAATTCTGCCCCATGATAATCTAAGTGTTGTTGAATTTGCTGTAACAATTTCTTAACTTGAGCTGATCGGGCGACATATGTTGATTCTGGATCAACAGACTCGTCAAAGAATGCTTTTGGCATGTGTTTTCCAGATAAGTTCACCCCTGCCTTTTTGTCCTTTAGTTTTTGAATAGTTCCCGCAACTTTCCTAATACGGCTAGCCGCCTTGCCATCTTTACCCACTCCGTGGAGATCTTTAGCGGATTGGATCGCTTGTTTTTGGTAATTTTTAACATATGTTGTGGACAACTCAGCCATAAATTGATCTGGGTTTCGTTTATCATCAAACAAATCTTTGAGAGTTGGTTTAGCTCCACCCATGTGAATAAATTTTAATACCACCGCAGGAATATGTTGGGTGATAGGACTCATCATAGTACCAAGAGCAATTTGTGCTTTTTTAACCCCGAGCACAGTTCCCATGTTTAAAGCATCTTTCAAACTTGATAATGCGCTGGCGACCGTTAACTCAAATGAGGTATCTGCGTCATTTGTTCCATTTTTTGTAGCCTTGTCAAACATTGATATTACATCATCCAAAGCAGCTTTCACATTTGCTGGAACTGCGACTTTTGCATCATCGGGATCCCCTCCTTGATCAAATTGGTTATTATTTGATGATGGGTTAGCATACGTAATGCGAGTTACGATATTTGCTACTGTGTCTTCATCTTCTGTGATGGGAGTAATGTCCTTATGTATTACTCGCTGTTTGATTTTAGGGTCAGAATTATCTGATATTACTACAACCCCAATGCCAGAATCATTCAATACTGTGTGCTCTTTTCCTTTATATTTAACTTGCTGTCCTTTTGAGAATGGAGCAGGAGAGTTTGTTCTCTCTTCATTTTCACATTCAGCAGACTCGCGGCGAATTGGACGTTCAGGGGCATCTAATTCATTTCCTGATCTTCCGTTGATGCTAAAATCAGATTCATCATCATCAATTTCGTCACTACCTTCATCACCAATTTCGTCACTACCCTCGTCGCTAACTTCACAAGTACAAGGTTCGTGCTCACAATCAGGGCAGACCTGTTCTTGATCTGATGCAACCATACTATCATCTTCCTGCCCATCAATGGCAACGTCCACATTATCAGGATTTGCTTGATCATCAGGATCATCAGGCATTTCAAAACTCATAGCTTCTTCTAGCATAGCTTCCTGTAGCGAAATTAATTTAACATTATAATTACCATTGTGAATTAGTTTCTTCATTGCTGTATCGGCTAGTTCTGGGGCTACGTACTTGGTGGCTTCAGCTAAATCAACCCATCGTGGGTAATCATACGAACTGGTGGAAGTAAAGAATTTTGTTTTGTCTAACGTGTTAACAATTAACGTGCTCATATTTTTGGTCCCTTTGTAAGGCTTTGTAAGATATGACATATTTATACGTAAACCAAAACAAATTGACTCTTTTATAAAACGAAAAGCCGCCTTTAAAGGCGGCTTTTCGTTTTCGTGTGTGACTCTATCGCATTTTGATTGGTGCTTGAACCCCTGATTCAAATGCCGCGGAGGTGCCGGCAGCAACAACTGGCTTATATTTGGATAGATCAACCTTGGGATACCCCGCCATTGACAAGAACCACGCCCTTGGGACAGTGCCAAGTTCAGTAACATACACTCGTTTCACATCCACGAGCCTTGTTTGAGCATTTTGGAACTCATTGCGACCAGCCTCAATCGTTTGCTGAATTTTTGTGTACATCGTACTATCAAAATTAACAGCATGCTCTTTAATCCACTGCATCCCAGCTTGACTTCCTTCTTGCCCATATCGAGCTGATAGTGCCGATGTCAATACTTCCTTTAGATCATTTTTATACATTTCGGGAATTGACGCAATTTCCTGAATCTTTAGCGTATATTGCCCCAAGATATTTTGGTTATTAACCCAAACCGCCTCTAGCTCTGCTTCAGTCTTAACACCATAGTTTGCAGCACTGAAATACAGAGCAACAAACAAAAACACGATGCCCAATACACTGACCAACCCAGCTAGAGCGATCCCCAGTCCAACACCAATTGCACCTTTTTGATTACGCATTTGTCTTTCCTTTTTAAAAGTTAACTTACAAATTATAGTATACGCTATTTTCAATAAACTTTCAACGAACTCTTCGATATTTGCTAGTATGTTTTACCATATACCACGAAACGCCCAAAGATGTTCCCATACTCAAAACAACCGCTAGAACCAATACCCACAGCGGAGGTTGAATTTGATATGACAAATATTCAAAATCAGCCATTTCTTTACGTTTGAATGAGCGCATTGTGTGAGTATCAATCGCAGCAATGATCTGCGACCGATCCACTGTACCAATATCAAGAATGGCGTCACGGAGTTGAATTTTAAACAATGCCTTATCAGTCCAACTTGAAATCGCTACCCAATCAATTTTTGGATAAGATGTCACTCCAAGAATTACGATAATGTCATTTTTCTTACCGCCAATCCACCTACCCTCCAGTGCGTGGACATAACTTTGATCGGCCGTATTAACCATTACAACAATTACGTTGGCTTGTTTAAGAGGGCCGAGTTTTCGTAGCAATAGTGCGATATCGCGATTCCATTCACTAGCATCCGGTACAGACACACCAACTAATAACAATCTACTCAACTTGTAATAATCATAAATTTGATTAGGATACGTAGGAATTATTCCATCAAATTTATTTGTGACATTAGCATGAAATAAACTTTCAGGCACTGCCTTTACGTAATTGGTAAAATTGTGTGTTTTTGACACAGGATCCCCAACACGCGCTTGGGTCCACCGCGATGGTTGTGTTACTCCCTGATCATCAACACGATTAATTAAAAACTTACCAATGTCTGAATGCACAACCCAATCATAATCGTGGTCATGTTCATAACATGTATCACATACCCGACTAGTTGTGCACGATCTATTTTTTCCTGACCCTGTACAGGAAGTCTCATTGCGGCATCTGCAATCATAACTATGAGAACAAGAAACTGTATCCCGTTCTTTTGATGTGACAGAACCATTCCAAATTTCAACATCATGTGTTTGCAGAGAAGTTCCAGCCAGATATACTAAACTAACTGTTACTAGTCCAACCACAAGCGATATAGCCATTTCTTTTATCCCAATGGTCCTTGGCCAAATTAGTTTTGATGCCCATGGAACCAATATTGGAAACAACGCAATTAACAAATATGTAGTCATTTTAGATACCGCCTATTTCACTGGTTGAAGTTGTGTATCAATAAATCCAAATTCTTTATACTTTGCTTTCAAGAATGTTTTGTAATCATTTTGCTTTCCAAGAAAAAGATTCATAACCAGCCCAAACAACAGACGGGGGACCTCTTGTTGTCCTTTGAGTGCAAACTCCTTGCGAGTCAAATCTTTGTTGGCGTTGTAGAACTTCTCCACAGTTGAAATTGTGTGATTATAAATTTCATCCACTCGTAGTTGCATATCATCAATCAATTTCATTGCCATAGCATCTTCAAAGAACAAAGACCGAAGATCGTCAACCCCTTCATCCACAACTGCTTCAAACAACCGACGAGGATTTGTAATAGAGTCTTTCGTGTGATGGAGAGACAAATACCATGCAGTTTTAACCTTTACACACTGGCCAGATGCAAGACGAAGGACAAACCCCTCGATCCCATTCATCAAAGGAATATTAGCAACAAATGTTGCAGGGTCACCCAATACCTGAATTGGAGGGTAAAAATCAATAGCCCGATGTTCAAGAATTTTTGAAAATTGTTCCATTTCATCAAAATCATTGGAAAAATAATAAGACTTTCCCGTACGATTATCACGAACATTGAGAACGATCAACCGTTCGGTATCATATCCAAGAACAATACGATTATTTGGTCCAACCCATTCGCAGTTAACTGTATACCCACGTTTAGCACACGATTCAAGTGCATGCTTATAATGCCTATTATCAGGCAACTCCAAAAATGCCATAGCAGCGTTGGCCTGATCAGAATTAATGGATCCTTTTGATTTAAGACGAAG